CCCGAGCGACAGTCCCTTGCCTATCAGTTTACCAAAACCGAGCAAGAGTGCACGACGCCGAGCGACGAAGCGCGAGAAGAAGTTGTTAGTTCCGTTGCAGCAAGATACCCAGAAACCGACTCAAGAACCGATTATCTTAGAGACCTTCAACAAGGAATCAGGAATGCGGATTTCGAGAGATCCTTTCGAATAAACGCGAGTAAACTCAAGCGAGACGCCAACCCCGGCGCTCCTTGGTATGAGCTGGCGAAGACGAAGGGGGAGATCCTAGACCTTTATTATGACGAATTGAAAGACATCGTGGCCAGTAGGCTAACTTTGCATTTGAACACGGATTTAGATTGGTTGAGGGAACGAACGAATTTAGAGTTGGTAGAAGGCGGGTATGTTGATGCATGTTGCACCATGATTAAGAAGGAACCACATTCTCTGAAGAAGATAACTCAAAAGCGATATAGAATCATCATATTGGTGTCTATTGCTGATGAGATGGTCAGTAGGCTGTTGAATGGTGAACAAAATGAAGCTGAGATACGTGTGTGGAGTAAAATCCCTAGCAAAGCTGGGATTGGAATGACAGACGCGCAAGCAGCTTTATTTGTCCAGAATCTACCGAAAGACGTCCAAAGCGGGGATGTTTCGGGGTGGGACTTCTGCGTTAAGGAGTGGATGATGGAGGACGACGACAAGATCAGAGTCAAGCTTGCGAGGGAGGAGTATGGATCACTTTACCACAGATGTCTAGCATGTCGCACTGTTGCGATGTGCAGATCAGTATTTGTATTATCTGATGGATCATTGTTGGTTCAAACGGAACCTGGCGTTATGAAGTCTGGTCGTTACGACACTGCGTCGACGAATAGCAGGATGAGAGTTCTCGTAGCTGCCCATGTTGGCGTCGATTATTGCGACGCCATGGGCGACGATTCAGTTGAGAAAGATAGTGACGATAAAACCATGAGGTATCAAGCTATTGGAATCGCCTATGAGAGCGCCGAGGTACCTCCGGGGTACGTGGAGTTTTGCTCGCATTTGTGGGAGTTGGGTGGCCGTAAAGCCATCCCCCAGAATTGGGCGAAGAGCACGTTTAGGTTGCTGTCACACGCGCCAGACTTGGACCTGTTGGTTCAGTTTGAGTACGAAATGAGGCACTCACCGGAGTTGGAG